GGAATTATAGATTCAGATCAGAGTTGCTATAGATACCTTGATAAGAGTGTTATTGGTAATGAAGAGTATCTTTACAGCAATTATTATAGAGAACAAATTAATGTATATGGTACCGAAATAACTTATTTTGTTAATGCTTATAACGTATTAAGTGCTGATAACTTTTACGGTGAAGATCCTACACGTCGTTTTGCACCTGGTAAAACAATTATAGCTATTGTTGAGTTATCTGAAAATGCTACTACCCTAACTAAGTTTGGTTTTGAAGCAGATGATGAAGTTACAATTTACGTTCATTTATCATCATTCTATGATGCTTTTTATGATATAGGGGTTAATAATTTAACCCCAGAATATGTTCAAGACACTAGTATAGATTCAGAAAATGAAATTGATATTGCTACAGAAACGCCAACAGTATTCGAAACCCAATATAATCAAGTACAACCAAAGTCTGGTGATGTGTTTGTGTTAACTGAGTACGGTAAAGGTAGGCCTGGTAATAGAAGTGGTAAACAATTTGAAGTAACAGAAATTTTAGACGAAGATATTGCAAAGACAAATCCTTTAGGTGGACATTATGTCTGGATAATTAAAGGTAAGAGATTTGATTACAGTTTTGAGCCTGGATTATCTGCTGAAAATGGTAGTCAGCAAGTATTTGATAATGCTTATAATGGTATATTGTCTGGTGGTACACAAACATCATCCCCAGGTAAGAAATATAATGAACAAGATGCTGCTAATAAACCATTATTATCAATTAATGATGTAAGTAGAGAGATTATATTTGATATGCCTAAGAATGATAATACGGACGTATACGGAACGTACTAATTTTTTATTTAAAAAACTGTGCGTCGGGATATACTTCCTCTCTATCTCCTCTTACCCAAGCATCAACTTGATACTTCATATCCCGTTCTCTATCAGTAATATACTTCTGAAAGGCTAATGGCTTGATCCATGCAGCGCTTTTCCTTGTATCTATACCAAGTTGCTCAGCTTTATCACAAGCTAAATTCACACCTTCATAAAGGCAAGCAAATCTGGCTAAGAAATCGACGTTATTATAATCTTCTTTATCAATATTTTCCATGTAGTGATTGTATCACTTTTCCTAAAAGAAGTACCTTCATATGTCTATCATTATAAGTGTAGTTGTTTAGGGCGTTAAACAACCCAAACGTTAATTCTTTCATTATTCTCTTATTGTTACTATATAACGCTTCGTTTACTTTATCACCTATTGGTTGCTTACCATCATCTATAATAGCTATAATGGCCTGTAACATCATCTTTGTAGCTAAGGTATTGTTCATTTTTTCAGTAACAGCACCTTCTTTAAACTTTGATTGCTCGTCTAAATCAAACTTAAAGTACGTAGCTAAAGTAGCATTTAGGTCTTCTACGTTTCTTTCTGGATGGAAGATTGTAGATGTTAATGAATTAGGAGAAACCTCTTTTGTGATACTATTTAACTCACTCATTAGTCTTATTAAAGTAAATTGGTTCAGTTGTTAATACAGTCCGGACATCAGCAAAAGCTTTAATATTTTTATTACATTTTGCACACTCATAAATAACATCATCATCAAATCTCATTATAATTTCTTGTTTAACCTTTTCATCACAAGGGCACTGTACTACAGAAATATGCTTGCTAGCTTCTTTAAACTCCTCTAACTTTAATCTTTGAGCCTTTTCAATAAGAGTATTCTCATAATGGTTATTATAAAAGTAAAAAAATAATACTTGAATAATAAAAGCTAGACTAAACACTACCCAAAAATTGGATGGAATTAAAAGCCCGAACAATGCACTTATTAACGTTGTAATAGTTAACGATATTAATAACTTGTTTATCATTATGTGATTTTATCAAGTTCCCTACTAATATCAACTATTGCTCTGTTAATAAACTCTATTCTTCTATCTACATAATTCATGTTACCATGAAACTTCTTTTTTAAGGCTGGATTCTCAACAGCATTACCTACTATCTTACGTAAATTTGCTGTTGCAACGAATATATCAGATAGAATTTCATCTGCAAAATTTAATGGGTATGGTTTTAAAGCCGGGGCTAAAGAATTATCATCTCTTTTGTTTGAAGCAAGTAAATCGCCTACTTTACGTGGTAATGGAGCAGTATCTCCTTTGCTATCTTGTCTAGCAGTACTACCATACATTTGTCTCTGGGTATCGCGCATTGTAGTATCTTCAAAAATTACCTTTTTCATATGTATTATTTAAGTAAAACTAATAAATAATACATATATGAGCAACTACGGAAACAGATTTAAAAGATTTTTGGTAGAAAAAGATGATGTACCAGAACAAGATATTACAGATCAAGATGCAATGGTTCAGACACTTGATAAGGGTACAAATCCAGAGGATTTTGACGTAGATGCTCCTGTTGCAGGTAGTCAAGTTGCTCCTACAATGAGTGCAATTCAAAAGAAAATGTACGATGAATTAAAGGGTGTGGTTACGGAATTAGATACGTTTTCCAACTTCTTAAACGGCACTGGTCCAGAGAGTTTGCAATCAAGATTAAATTCGGCAGAGCCAGAAACATTATTTGATAAAATTAGTACAGCAGAAACAAAGAAAATTGCTCGAGTTGCTGTAGAAATCAGTTCTTTAAGTGAAATGTTAAAGGGTTACTTAGCAACAGCTAACGATCCAAAATACAAATTTAACTAAGATCGTTTATTCTTAATATTAGTTAGAATAATCTTTGCTTTCAACCCGGAGTATGTGTTATCGGTAACCAACTTCGGGTTTATACTGTCCCTACCAAACTTAATACAGATATCATTAACGTCTTTATAATGCTTAAACTCTTCTGGCCATAAGAATACTTGTTCACCACTTTCAATAAGTAACATACTCTTCTTTAGAGAAGCATTATCATTCCATTGATTATCTAAACACCAAATTTTATTAAAACTTGTTAACTGAGCTAACTGCTTTGTCTGGAACTCATTAAAGGTACGGTTACTATCTTCTTGAATACCACAAACTGCTAACCCGTTTTTAATAAAATAAGAGTCAATAGGACCTTCAAACAGATATACATTATCATGATTCATATCTAGATTATGAACGCCGTATAAACTTTTTTCTGCACCAATCTTACTAAGATATTTTGGTCTTTCAAACATATCTTTCTTTAATAACGTTCTCGTTTGGTAAAATATAATATTACCCTCTGCGTCATAGAATGGTAATATTAATCTATTCTTATGAACCTTATCTATAAGTGAAAGATAGTAACGTATTGGTTTATTAATAGCAGTATCTAATCTTCTACTCTTTATAAACTCTAAACATATCTTAACTGTTGTATTCTCTTTATGAAATCTTAACTGATTATCATCATTTAAATTAATACAATCATCTGGTAAGGATTTAGATAATACCTTTACTTCTTCTTTCTCTTTTACATCAGTTACAACATCATAATTACCGTCTCTAATTTCTTTTATAACTTCATTAAACGGTTTACCAGTTGCATCTAGTATAAAATTAAACACTTTCTTACTATAGCCGCAATTATGACAATACGTTAATTCCTTTTCTGGTATATAAAAGAATCTAGTCTTTTTACCATAACTCTTACCTTCCTTACAAAATGGACAACTACCATTATACGTATTTGTATACTTATTATAGGTGGGTGAAACAACACACCTATAAAACGTTTGAATAACATACTCTTCTGGTACCGGAATCACACGTTATTATGTATTATTTCCTATAACAATCAACTATTTACCGGAGCCACTTCTGTCTACAGAATACAATAGAATCATCTATATAAATACTAACCAGCCCTTTAATACTACACAAATGCTTGATAGTTATATAATCATTAATGTTCCAAGAATTTGGTTTTTCAGTATCAAACAATCTAGCATCGTCAATAACTATTATTAAGTCATCGAAATTGTAAAAATGTCTCAATATAATTGAGATTTCTTGCACGAGAGGTACGACATGCGTACTGTTTTGACCGAAATCATCACTGCCACCATGAGCATCGAGGAAAAATAAAGTTGGTTGTTTAACTTCTGGTACTCGTTTAGTTAAAAAATCGACAGTATCTTTTAATTCAATTGACACTTTATTAAACGTATCATAATCCACACTGCTTATATTTTTAAACCTATCAATTGAATGTAAAAAGTTTGGTTTATGTATCTCTGTTGATATAACTTTTTCAAAGTTAGGTTGTGTAGTAGCCCATTTAATACCGTCACCGTGGTAGGTCCCAGTTTCTACAAACATCGATGTATTTTCAATCTTAAAGAACTCTTTTAATCTTTTAGATGATAGATTACCGTGTTTATAATCATCATGACACCCTACATGATACGTAAACTCTGACTTGTCCATTTTTTAATTTCTATAACTTATGCCTCTCGTGGAGTTCACATTAATAGTATTAAAGTCTTGTATTACTTGACCAGTCTTTTCATCTTTTATACTAACCATACCTTTTTTAATAAGGTTACCTGTAACAGGGTCATTATAACTTATTTGCTCATATGTTTTGCCTCCTGTTGAATGGGTTGTAATTTTAGGAAACACTGATTCACCAGTAAAAGGTGATCTGATTTTTTTAGGTTCTAGGAACATATGTATTATTTAGTCTCTTTTTTCTTGGTATTCAAGTTACTTCTGTTATATTCATGTTGCTTGTAACATATCTTAAACACATCACTAGGTAGAACATGTGCTAATTCAATTATCTTATTGGCTATAGCAAAATTAAACTTATCGATTGGTATAACTCTATTAATGTTTTTTGGTATAGATATGAAGTAATAGCTATCTAAGTCCTTCTTACAGAAGACCAACATCTCACCTACATAAGTTCCTGTACCGCAAGCATATACCTCTTTTACCTTAGGAACTCCATTGGTTCTTCTCTTTAACAGTCTATTGATATAATCAAATTTTAACATTGGTTATGGTAGTTTCTCTTTATGTAATAAGATGTCTACCTTATTATAACAACCTGTTTAAGGTTCTCCAGAAAAATCTATCTCTTGAATGTTGCTATGTAAAAACTTATTGAGATAAGTTCCTAATGCATCAGCTTCTTGCTGATTATGTGCATGCACAATTGGCTGAATAGGGTGACCGTTTAAATCATATCCTAATATAATAAAGCTTTGCATAAACTCTTGGCATGTAGCAAACATTGCACCAAGCTCATCTATTTCAAGTTTACGTTTTTCATTATTAATTTGCGCATACTTTATAAGAAATGCATCCTTAATTACTTTAGCAATTATAGGATCTGAAATTTGTAAAGGGTCATTCATAGGGTGTTTGTTAACAATTGATGGTTTTGGTAACTTTTTACTATCCCCTGAAGAAAGATTTTTATTATTTTCGTCGGTTGCCATTTAGTTATTTAAGTGAACTGAATGGATTTTTTGTGATATCGTTATTAACGCCCTTCTCAATCAACAAACTAACTAATGTTTCAATGCTTTCTGTTTTAAAGTACATTCCTTTATTGAACATATTACCACCATCATCTATTTCAAATAAAACTTCATTAATCTCGTTCTTGTTTGTATAGCATGTAACATATACTGATGAAACACCTGGATCAATTAGTACTGTCCAGCGTCTTGGATCTACATTACTATAGGCATTGAATATTTTAAAAACAACAAAACCACTATCCTTTAACCTTTTAATAAAATACCCAGCAGTCTTAATCTTATTAGAAATTCGTTTATCACTAGTTTTTATTTCCATATCAGTATGCATATCAATATATAACTGAATAAATTACAAAATCAAACGGTTTAGTTAATTAAAGCTGATACAATATATGTTAGCTTCGTTTTATCCTTGTTTAGCACTATCTTTATAACACCAAAACCAACATTAATAGCAAATTCTATGTCGCTACACTTATTAAAATTAATAAGTCTAAACGTTTCAAAGTTAACTGGTATAGTTTTTGTTAATGCAGTTCCTGTAAATTCATTAGCAAGTACGCATTGAAAATTATCAGAATTATGTCTAGTCTTATCTCCTAACTCACCGTAAACTTTATTGTTTTCAACGTAGATATAAAGCTTATTAGTTTCAGTCGTAAATGATGACCCTTTAAACAACGATGAAAGCATATTTTCTGTAACTTTAAATGTTGTATCAAACTTAAGCTCATTTATCTTCTTAACATTAATTGATGGTATTTTAATAATACCGTCTTCAAGTAAATGGTACGTAAATTTAAAGTTATCTCCAGAATACTTTATATTATTACTTGATACTTCTAAATCTAAGTACTCAGTATCAACGCATTCTAAAACCCTTACTAACTTTTTAATATCTGGTATATTAATACTACGATCAGCATCAATATTAACCTCAGTCTCAGAATATAAAACTAAAGTTGCATCGTTCGATGCTGTAACACTGCTTATTTTATTCTTATCAATCTTTATGATAGTTTTATCATTTAGATTAGATACAGGATTGAGGACATTACTAATAAAGTCCTTCTTATTTGGAATACTTAACTTCATTCCTGATTATAATCTGAAGATTCTACTATACCAGGAATTTTTTTTTTATTCTTTAACAGGGTAGAACCATTTTTAGTTAAATTGTCTAGTTTCTCATTAATATTAGATAGCATTATTTCAAGATTATCAATTCTACGTACAATTCTATCCAAAGAATCGACAATATCTTCATATCTTGTTGCTTTATTAAGGTCAAACTCTAGTTGACTGTTATCGTTTACCGGTAACGTTTCCTGTACAGGAACTATAAACGGTAGATTTACAGCACCTTCAGGTGGCGCAGGCGATTGCATTTGCATTTGTCGCATTTGCTGCTGTTGCTGTTGCTGTTGCTGTTGCTGTATAAGTTGTAATGCTGGAACATCTGCCTTCGGAACTATTCCTTTTAACATATTAGTGAGTTCAGTCTTTACTTGATCACTTCTACGGGTAAGAGTAGTAGATGACCCTACGATAGAGTCATCTATTCTCTTCATATCACCATATGTCGACCCTATAAGGCCAATCAATAGTTCTTTATGGTCAGGTTCCATTAGATTTAGCTTACATCAAGACTATCAAGAATGCTCTTGATATCATCATCAGATGAAGTCGATTTCGAAGACTTAGTAGAAGGAGCGTATGCTACTTTCTCTTCAGCTACTGGAGCTGTATCAGCAACAGTCTTGCAATGATAATGCTCATCTAACATAGTCTTAAGTTCATCTGCGCTCTTTAACGTAAAGATCTTTTCAAGCTCATGAGCGCTGTCATAAACTTTCTTACCTTTAGCATCATCCATATCAGCAATTGCTACTGGCATAGAGAACTTAGATGATACATAGCTAGGATAATCACCTTGCTTTTCAACCTTAACCTTAAGATTGACACCGTTTGGTCCGAGATCAAAGATACGAGGGCCGAAATCTTCTGCATCCTCACCTTCAATAGCATCTGAGATAATCTTTTGAAGCTGTTTACCATAACGAAGAATCTTAACCTTACCGTTATTCTCTGGAGTAACAGGGTCATTAATAACATAAACATTAACTAACCACTTCTCACTACGACCGATAGCCTTTACCTTTGCCTTATCTGCTTCAGTACCGGTACGTAAGATACGAAAACGTTCCTCAGCAATAGGATCACGTTCCCCAAACGTTTGAGGACTTAAAGCTGCAACGTACCCCCCAGTAGAAAAGCTAGTCCAACCATGCGTAAAGAAGTGAAAAAACGTCTTCTTAGGGTCTTTAGTATATGGTAAGAGCCTTACTGTATAGGTATTACCTACTTCTGTCTTGAGGATCTCAGTGATACCTGCGTTATTGTTATTCTGTGCGAGAGCACTCTTAATGCTCTGGAATATTGAACTGTTCATCATATTGGTCATAAATTATTAATATTATACGGTTATTTGTTTAGAATTCAACTTATCAAATATTAAAATACAAAGTTTTTTTGCTTTTACACTGCAAAAGTATTTGGTCCTATAAAAATTTAAATCTTTAAGAGTGTCGCCGAATACAAACTCTTTAATCTCTTTTTCATATGAGTTTATAATTTTATCAAACCCAGGAAATACAAAAAGGGCGTACACAATAGTATCTCTATTTTTTAAATGCAGCATAAAATCATGAAATTTGTTATCTGGAGTTTGAAGAGAAGTATACGAGGTTAATGAAGCATCCTTACTTTTGCAATAGTTATATATAAATAAAAAGCTATCTTTTATTTTTTGTAACGTTTGTTCTTGGTCTGGATTGTTAGGTAAAAATTTGTTCTCGTAAATAGTATAAGTTTTAATTGCTTTTTGAGTAGTAAAAAATCTCAAATCAAAATATTTTTCATTATACACATAAAAGGGAGCTTCAAAAAAATCTTTAATATTGATATTAGGGAACTTATTAAAGAAATATCCAAGCTTAGCAATATAAACGTACTCTTCTTTCTGTTCAAACCCATCAAAATCTTTACGATATCTAAATGGCTGTAAATTAACTTTACGAGACGTCTCTAAATAACAGTTATAAATATATTGCTCTTTTAAAGTCACTTTATATTGTATAAAAGTTCCTATTAAACCTGTTTGTTTTTGTTTATTACTTTTGTTATATACTTACTTTTAGTAATAGATGGTTCAAATACAATAAACTTTCTAAATGCTTCAAAATCACTTGGTTCTGATATACATATCTTATAAAGCTTTTTTAACTTATCGTCTTGTAAGATTTTTACAAAGATCGTTGCAAAGTTAATCTTCTTACCGTAATATAGAAAGCAAAAAGTACAAAAACTGTAAAATGAATGGACCAACTCT